TCCAGAAGCACCTTGTAAACCAGTAGCACCAGTGCTTCCATCTAATCCAGTTGCTCCAGAAGCACCTTGTAAACCAGTAGCACCAGTGCTTCCATCTAATCCAGTTGCTCCAGTGCTTCCAGTTACGCCAGTTGCTCCAGTGCTTCCAGTTAATCCAGTGGCTCCAGTTGATCCATCAACGCCTGTAGCTCCAGTTGAACCCACTCCGGTAGCTCCAGTAGCTCCAGTAAGTCCAGTTGCACCTGTTGAACCGGTTGCTCCAGTGGACCCAGTAGCACCAGTGGACCCTGTAAATCCAGTAGCACCAGTACTTCCTGTAAATCCAGTTGCACCAGTACTTCCTGTAAATCCAGTTGCACCAGTACTTCCAGTACTTCCTGTTAGACCAGTTGCACCAGTAGTCCCCTGAGCACCTGCACCTCCCTGATATGTAATTTGGAAAATTTGAATATCAGGAGTAATTAAAGCAGCACCGCTTCCTATGGGATTAATTTCCCAATAGCTTTGTAATGTTATTTCATCTGTAGTAAGTAGATCTATTAGTGCTGTAGTGTCAACACTTGATCCCTGGGCATTTGATGTTTGCCCATAGGGCAATATTACGCCATTTTTATAAATTGCTAATCGTGCACCATTATAGTTACCAGGACTTAATTGTGCATTATATGATACACCATAAGTTCCATCAGTATCTACGGTAAATATACCGTTAGTGTTAGTGACTCCCCTGCTTCCTGCAGATTCACTAAATCTTAATATATTCCAAGTATTACCAGGAGTTGCAAGAGGCACTGAACTATACCAACTTCCGTAGTTAGCAACAGTTCCTCCTAAACCTGGTAAACCAGTTGCACCTTGAGAACCAGTTGCACCTTGAGAACCAGTTGCACCTGTTGATCCTGGAGGACCTCCGCTAGGGCCTGTAGCTCCTGTTAAACCTGTAGCTCCTGTTGCTCCATCGAATCCAGTTGCTCCAGTTGAACCTATAGCCCCACTAATTACAGATTGGCCATTTGGATATAGAAAATTGCTGGCAACTACGTTTCCTGACAGATATAGATTAGAAAATGTATTTGAAGAAGATCCTAAACTATAAGTAGCATTTACACCAGGTATAATGTTGGTATTAACAGTAAATGCACTGTTAATATTAATAGTAGCAACAGTAACATTTGCTAAATTTGGTAAATCCGTTATATTAGGTTGTAAACCAGTAGTAATTGTTCCGCCTAATAGTCCGCCATAATTAGGTAAAAAATAGGCAACATTTACGTTACTGTAATTACCAGATATTAAATTACCATTTACATACAGCATTCCATCTGCTGCACTAATTACGGCGCCATTAAGTACTAGATTACTGCCAAAATACCCGCTGACCCAAGTTACACTGGGAGTTCCAATGCTATAGATATTACTAAGTACTGGAACAATATTTGTATTAACGGTGCTTAAATTTGCGTTTCCACCGAAAACAGGTTCTCCATTAGCGTAATAAAACCCGCTGGCAATTACATTAGCAGTAGTGAATACATCTCCAGTTGAAGTAATCGTACCCGAACTATTAATAGATGCGAGATTTACATTGCCGCCAGGACCTATAGTACTATAAAGTTCGGTAAAATTTTCGTTTACTTTAGTAAAAGCAACAAAAAGGTTATCGCCTGTTTGACTATCTGGTCCTGAACCAAGGTTAATTATTTGCTGAGCCATTAAAATTCACAATTTTATTCTGTATTTATCAGAATATGGCTATCTAAGTCTACACTTAAAATATTAAATTGATGTGTAACTAACTGAAGCAGTTAATAAACTATTAGCATTTGAATTTGCTTGTATAGCATCTCCATTATCTAATATTATTCTTGCACTACTGATAACAAATGTATTTCCTGCAGGTACAGAAACATTGGAATAAATTTTGTTAGTTGATGATGCGGTATCGCCCGATTTAACTAGCCAAACATTTAACAAAGCATTTGCAGTTGTTGAATAATTAGTAACGAATACTGCGGTCACTGCAGTTGTATTTGTGCTCTGTAAAATATCTAGTTCAGAGGTTGTAAGTAATGTATTTTCTATGCTCATAATTTATCCAAAAATCAATGCGTATTTTTTTGCACTAGTAGTTGTAACAAGTTCTGCAGTGGTAGAGTTACCGACATTTACATATAATCCGCTTTGTCCAGTGCTTGCTGTATTAGCAGTAATCACAACAAAGCCCGTAAGACCAGTTGGAGAATTTGTTGTTTCTTTGACCTTAGTTAATCCACTGGTTAAAATTGTGCTGACAACAGCATTAGCATTAGTTAATTGCCATTCTAATGCAGCTTCATTCCAGGACAAAGTAACCTGATTTTGTGATCCTCGATCAACTACAATTCCACTATTTCCTGAATAGGGAGGATTTGCCATGGTTAAATTACTATTTAAAACCACAGTAGGATTAAACGTATCTAAACTAGATCCACCTGTTCCTGTTAATAATAAATTTCCATCAACAGTAACAGTATGAGCAGATATTGTTACATTTCCGCCAGGATTCAGTGCTCGATCCACCGTAATGGTATAATTTCCGCTTGGTATTCTTTTTGTAGAGCTCATTTACTATCCAGTTTTGAATATTTATCCTTTTTACTAAAAGAAAAAAATAGGCTGTTACCAGCCTATTCTTTAGATGCTAATTACTAGCTAATCAAGCATTGGCAACTTTAACAAATGTGTTAGCTTGCCAAGTAGGCTGTGAACTTAATTGTCCTGACCCAGCTTGAGGATTTCCAAACCAATAACGCCATTTTGTTGGGGTCGATTGCCAATCCCATACATATTTACTTGATATACGACTAATATTAAATGTTTGACTGATATTAGCCTGTGCATTTGATACTGTTTGATCAGCACAACTTACAGTAACATTAGTACTTGTATTTACTGCAGTAATTGTTACATTTCCTGTCAATGCAGTTCCAGATATTTGATATCCCACGGTGGGTGTTGCATAACCTGTTACATTAGCACTTACCCAAGTAATATAAGCACTGGTTCTAGCTCCATTGTTGGCTACGTTTGCACCAGATATATCTGCAACAGTGGCTAAGATAGTCATAGTATTTGCAGAGGTTACCTCGGCTGCTAGTCTATTTACTAGGGTACAGGTAGAAACATTCTGTACAGTTCCTGTAGTAGTTAATCCAGTACCTGCAATTTTAGCAGTAAAAATATCATTAGTTGTAGGATTAGGTCCTGCTCCTAATGCTGCCCAATCTGTGGTACCAACTGAAAGTATTCTATATTGTTGTCCAGCAACGATATTTTCATCCTGAACAGTATTTTGATCACTTACTTCAAACTTTTTACGACCTTTTTGAGCTAAAATACTACCAACTGTTGCACTGGCACTACGTACTTTAACCGTAGGCTGAATAGTTGCAATAGTTTGACTGGTAAAACCACCCACTCCGCCTATGTGATTAGAAGAAATCGTAGTAGGACTATTATATGAATCATTTACAATACTGGCACTAGCTTCATATCCCGCAGCACCTGTTCTTGTATGTTGTATCTTTAATTTTGCCATTTCATTTATTCCTTTGTGTTAGCGTTCTAGGCTACTCGGAGTGGTGCTCACGAGAGTTCACTTGAACAAGTATATTTATTGATTATTAGTTATTTTTAAACTGTTGTATATCTTAATAATATTAAGTTCTTGTGGGTTAGCTTGTTTATTGTAAGGCACTGGCATATTTTGCCATTCATCTTCACTTACATCGGATGCGATTACTAATTCATACTCGTGCCCGTCTGAATTATACAATTGAATAGTTTCTAATCCGATTACTCCTTTAGCTGCAGATTCTAAAGCCTTAGATAATGCTAAAAGTGCAGCAGGTTCTCCTATGATATATCCCTGTGAATTAGGTCCAGTATTTGTATGAAGGTGCAAACGTGATTTCATTTAATGTGCGCTATCTCAGATAATTTAAGTTTTTTATGTTTATGTATTGTAACATACTCTGTATTGTTTTTATAACCCAATTTACCAGTTCCCCATAACACGGGATAATCATAAAAACTAACTGCATGTTTAAGTATAACATCTAAATATCTTCCATTTCCAGTTCCTAAAGTGGCAAAAGTAATATAATCTTTAGGGCCCGATTTAAAAACTCTATAATTAGCTATAAGACCACAAAATTCAATCTCTCCGGGTCGACGAATTTCTTGACATATAGGAATAAATCGAGTACTATTCCATTTTCCCATTGTTTTTAATTCATTAATTTCATTACCTTCAAAAAATGAGTTAACACTACCTGCTAATTTAGCTTCATGCCAATAGACCCATTTAGCGTAACTTCCGTGACAGTGTTTTAGTGCTGCCTGCCAAAAATTCTTAGTATTGTGTGCTTTTTGATATGCTAGTGCCCATATCAATCTACCCAAATTAATTGCATGAGCACGACATAAACCAAAATGACTAAGTTCTTTTAAAGCAGCAAATACATCATCTCGTCTAGGATGATTACCTACTAATTGCATAAATTCAAACATACGCTCTTCATTTTTTTTAGCAAATGCACGTCGCCACATATCAGCTTCATATTGATCGCAACCTAATATTTCTGATATCAATTCAATGGCATCGTCTTCGAACACTATAGTATTATCAAATCCATCTTTACTCCAATCTTGAAAAAAACTAGCTCGACGGCGACCCTGTGTAGCCACTGGTCTAATTAATGCAGTAGCCAGTACACAATCATTACGACTTTTAGGGCGTATAGCTCTAAATAACCTACGCATTGCTGGACTTTCTGCCTGAGTTACTCCTAATATATCACCTCTTGATAACAGTTCAGAAGTTGCTTCATCTGTTTCGGGATAATCTAGTATATCACGTTGATCTATTTCCCATAATTGACTAAGTCCACGATTAGCCAATATATCAATTTTAAAATGTTCTAAATCTTCTATTTCATATTTGTCCAGCAATATTTGATTTTCAGCATTAATTAGGCTCTTTGGCACTGCACGATCAAAAATTAGTATCCCGCCACAATGTTTACTGATACATCGTTTTTTACCGATTAATTTATTGGCTAACCGTTTTGCATCTTCCACGTGTTCGGGAACCACATCTTCTAATTTAAAGTTTCTTTTGAGTTGACCTCGAGCCCCGTAACGTTTAGCTGCTTCTCGTAGAGCAGATTTTTCTTTATAGGTAACATAGTTTGAAACTCTAGCACTTTGTCCAGGCCACCGTTTAAATATACGATTCATAACAGTTTCCTGTTGCCAATGCGGAAAATCTAAATCAATATCGGGCAAATCGTCCCTTTTGGGATTCATAAACCTCGACAACGGTATACGTTCAGCAACAGGATCCACACTGGAAATCCCCATTAGCCAACAGATTAAACTTGATCCTGCTGATCCTCGAGTAATATGCGGTATATCTTTTGTTAAATCTAATATTTCTCTTACACGTAAAAAATGTCTAGCGAATCCTAGCTGTGCAACTAATTCTAATTCTTCTTGTAAACGTTGATTATATTCTTTAGTATCTGGTATAGTTCTAATAAATTTATTAATTAATAATTTAAGTTCATCAAATTTGTCCATAAATACCTTTAGTGAGCCATGAGTAAGAATATTTATGGTACACATTCTAAGATGTTCATGATTTTGAATATTCGATTCTAATTATTCAATCATAATTTTTAAAATAAAGGACCAATTCAATGAAAACCGTCGGTGATAAAATCGAATCATTTGTAATAACCGGTGTAAAACCCGGACAACCCGAAGATGCTTTTTTTGATATTACAGAAAAAAGTTTTCCTGGTAAATGGAAAGTAATCGTTTACTATCCAAAATCGTTTACTTTTGTGTGCCCCACAGAAATTATTGGATATGACAAATTATATCAAGACTTTGAAGATAGAGATGCTGTGCTTTTAACAGGATCTACAGATAATGAATTTTGTGCTGTAGCGTGGCAAAATGCTCACCCAGATCTAAAAAATATTCGCCACACACAGTTTGCTGATACGCAAAGAGGTGAATTAAGTTTAGTTGAGCAATTAGGTGTATTTTACGCACCTGCTGGAGCTCCACTAAGAGCAACATTCATTGTCGACCCAGACAATGTTATCCAACATGTTACGGTCAATAATCTAAATGTTGGTAGAAACTCAGAAGAAACGCTTCGAATTTTAGATGGTTGCCAATCAGGAGAACTCTGTCAGTGTAATCGTCAAATTGGACAAGACACTTTGGGAAAGGCTTAAAAAGAGATGTTGGCGATAAATAAAAATGTAGTTCGCGGGATTGCAGTCCCCAACTACTCTAACGCTGTATAGGAGCCGTCAGCAATGATATTTATCGCCAACAAATATACTCGCATCTACTTTTCTATAATAGAGAAAGCAAAGACAAGAACTTTACCAAAAACTGAATATAAAGAAAAACATCATATTATCCCTCGTTCTCTGGGGGGAAATGATGACCTCGAAAATTTAGTGGACTTAACGGCAAAAGAACATTTCGTATGTCATAAATTATTAATCAAAATGACAGAAGGAACTTCCCGTGGTAAGATGGCATTTGCTTTGGTGTTAATGTCTGGAAAAAGAGGTAGTAAAATTTATGATTCTACCAGAAAACTTTTAGCAGAAGCTGTACGGCAATTACACACAGGAAAGATTCCTATAACTGATGGAATTATAGATAAAGTTATATTTAAAGAGCAGGAAATACCTCCTGGATTTTTTAAGGGGTTTTCTTATTCAACCATTAAGAAACACGGAGACGGTAATAAAGGTAAAAAATGGATTACCAACGGTGAAGTATCGTATCAAATAAAAAATGACATATTACCAGACGGTTTCTATTGGGGGGTAGCAGAATATCAAAAAAATAATTCTCGCCGACCGGGAGAACAAAATCCTATGTTTGGAAGATTTTTTATTACAAACGGCTATGAAAACCGTAGTTGTGACAACGAAAACAATATTCCAGAAGGTTGGCGTAAAGGTAAGATAGAAAAGACAAGTGTATTAAAATCAAAATCCAAATTGGGTTTAAAAAATCCTATGTACGGAAAAGTGCCAGCAAATGCCAAGTCGATAATTATCAACGGAATAATTTATAATTCTATGTCTGAAGCAAGACAAAAAACAGGGTTGTCAAGAAGAATAATAGAGAAACTTTACAAGGAATCGATATGTTAGAAACCATCTCAGAACTTTTTCAAGAAGCATATCGTCGTAATTGGATAACTGCTAGAGATGGTAATGCTAGTATACGATGGCATGATCGTGATCATTTTTATATTACTCCCAGCGGTATTCGTAAACAATATCTACAGCCCGAGATGTTTAAGAAGATTAAAATTGTCGAAAGAATACAGGCTGTTCCTCCGTTTATGAACACTGACTGGGATAATATGAACTATACCGATATTAGTGCTAACCTTAAACCAAGCGGCGAGATTCCTTTACATTTCGGATTACAAAAAAGAATTGATACCGAAGTCAGAGTTGTACTACATTTTCATCCAACCTATACAGTAGCAGCTATGTATGCTGGAATCGAATTAAGTGAATTAGTTAAAGAATTTCCGGAATTAGGTCGTTACTCTCGAGTGGGCCCTAATGTACCAGATGTTCCTCCTATAAGTCAAACATTAGCAGATCATACAATACCTAATTTAGGACTTAACAGTGACGGATCTATAAACAATCATATTGTGGGAATAGACAAACATGGTGTAGTTGCAGTTGATACTAGCCCATGGCGTGCGTTCGAACATTTAGAACGTCTCGAACATATTTGCAAAATAGTACTTTCATCAAAAGGATATAAAAAATGACCGAATGGGTCGATAAACTCAAAGAAGCTTTACCAGATTATGCTAAAGATACAAGATTAAACTTAGATGCAGTAATAAAACGTAGTACACTAGATCCATTAGAAGCTCAATGTGTGGCATTAGCAGCAACCTTTGCTACTGGTAATTCTAAGCTTTGGACATGGATTAGTCAACAAATTGCTGCGTCTGGCGATGCTGAAGTAAACGCTGCTGTAACTGCTGCTGTAACTATGTCTTCTAACAACGTATGGTATCCGTTTGTTGAAATGGCAGAAGATGAGCAGCTCAAAGGCTTACCTCCGCAATTACGTATGAACGCCATTGCTACACATGGCGGAACTACTAAAGCAAGGTTTGAAGCATATAGTTTAGCAGCCAGTATTGTAGGCAAGTGCCACTTCTGTGTCAAAGCACATTATGACACCCTTAAAAAAGAAGGATATAGTGTCGAGCAACTAAGAGATATTGGACGTATCGCAGCAGTAATGACTGCGGTTAGTCGTGTAATGACCAATTAGTAATTAAGAAGGCTAAGACTAATCTTAGCCTTCTTTTGTTCAGCTCTTTGTTTTAAATCTTCTAACGTGAAATAATTATTTACTATCATCATTTCTATCATAGCATACACATCCCCTGCTTCTTCAAGAAGTTGAATTATTGATTTTTCATCATAGTTTCTTCTATACGCTTTACTACAGGCTCTAATTAACTCTCCACATTCTTCCATTGTAAGAATCAATAACTGTGTCTGCTGATCTTTAGTCATAACTTATTTCATTTTTTTAGTGTTTAATCAGAGTCCATACTCTACTACGAATTTCTTCCTGTAATTTGTTTGGAAGATGTACATAATCAAGTTCTTTACTCATTTCTGCACCGTTTCTGAATGCCCAATCAAAAAACTTTATTGCTTCATGACTAGATTTTTTATCCTTAGGATCACGATACATAATGATAAAACTTGCGGTACTAACAGGCCATGTTGCTTTTCCTGGTTGATCAACAATACTCAATCCCATACCAGGAACACTAAACCAATCAGCACCCGAGGCTGCTGATGCAAATGATGTATCATCGGGATCGACAAATTCGCCGTCTTTATTCTGTAGCTTCATATAGTTCATATTATTTTTTTTAACATATGCATATTCAACATAACCAATACTACCTTTGACACGACGCACATTGGCAGCTACACCTTCGTTACCTTTACCGCCCACTGAACTACTGGCAGGCCACTTTACCGCAGCACCACGTCCAACACGATCAGCCCATTCTTTACTTACAACAGTGAGATAATCTGTAAAGTTAAAAGTAGTACCAGATCCATCAGCTCTATGAACAACAGTAATAGCCTGATTGGGCAAATTTTTGCCAGGATTCAAAGCCAAAAGTTTAGCATCATTCCACCGTGTAATATTCCCCATAAAAACTTCTGCTAATACAGGTCCAGTAATACGTAATTCTCCAGGTTGAAATCCATCTAAATTAATAATAGGCACAGTTCCGCCTATAATTGCAGGAAATTGTACTTGTGCATTTTTATCCAAGTCCTCGCCTTTTACAGGAGCATCAGTTGCACCAAATATAACAGTGCCAGCATTAATTTGTCTTATACCCCCTGAACTGCCTATGCTTTGATAATTTAGCCCAATGCCAGTTAGCTTATAATACGCTTCGGCCCATTTTGCATAGATTGGATAAGGAAATGTGGCTCCAGCACCTGTAATATCAGCTGCAGATGCATATGTTGTACATATTAATAAACTTAGCAATAATAAGATTTTTTTCATAAATACCCCTTGTAATTACAAATATTTAATACAAAAGGTATTACAGAATAGTTACAATTACTTAAAATTCTATGTAATTTTTTTCATTGAAGATTTAAAATCTGGCACTGTAGGAATAAGAATCGGTGTACCTTCATATCCTGGCTTCGGCCATTTTACCGGCGGAGGCTGATCATATTTTTGCAATTCTTGTGTAGTAGGAACAGGCTCTATAACTGTTTTTACTCCCTTAGGAGGCCATGGCTCTTTTACAATATCTGTTTTTTTGTTGTCAATGGGATTTGGTAAAGGTTCTATAACAGTTTTAGTGCCGGGAGGCAATAACGAAGACTGTGCTTGTTCAATTTGTTCTAATGTATTAATCCAATCTCTTAAAGTCTTCATACTGTTATTTATAAATTTAATTAACTAGTTTTTGTTATGAGTATAAATCCATTTTGTTTGACCACAATCCCAAATCCTATACATATTTTTTTCCCTCATAAGTACATATTCAGTTTTTTTATTATCCTCCTGCGATTTCGCAATCGTTTTTTTTGTAAATTTAGATCTATGATATCTTTTTATAAAATCTGTGTACCAATAACTTGATTTTAATTTATTTGGAGATTGTATAAAATTTAATTTAGCATATAAATTACCAGTGCCCCATCTCATATCGCAATAGGAAATAACCTTTTTAGGTTGGTGCTCTTTAAGAAATGCAGAAAATAATTTCCCTGCTCCGCCCACAATTGTGCCAACACTACAATATCTTATTAATTCATAATCTGCAGTTTTATCATATCTAGGTTTTCCAAAAGTCATTACTGCCACTAATTTATTATTATAGTAACAACCATAGGCCAATTTTGCTATAGCATTACCTTGAATATGATTTTGTTGAATAAAATCTTTAGCTAGTGTCATTGGGATTCGTTTTACAATACATTTCCTAGCAAAAATTTTTGAATCCTTTCCTAATATACTTTTAAGTCGATTTTTTACGATATCAGGAGTTTCTGTCCATTCATCTTCGAATATAGTAACTAATCTATATCCTTTGAGGTTACACAACTGTAATTTATTTAGATGATAATTATTATCTAATTTGTTAGCTTCGGAATGCCAATATAATCCACAATATTCTACAGCAATTTTTAATCTTGGTATAACTATATCTAATTCATATGGATTGATAATATTTCTATTAGATTGTTGAACTTCATCTCCACATATGGTCTTTATATAATTACAAATTTCAGTTTCTTGATTACTAGTATAGACAGGTATATATGGATGACAGATTTTACATTTAGGTAAGTGACCATTATCTATATAATCATCAAAATTGTTGTTACATACTAAACATTTGAATTTATAATAAATTTGATTACTTACACCAAGATATTGTGATTCAAAAATAGTAAATTCTACTTTACATAAGTTTTTAAATTTAATATTCAATTTTTGAAAAGCAGTAAGTTTTACTTTTTTTTCTTTACGAGGTATAGACGCATAATAATTTGCATGATTATTTTTTGCGGTTGTCGTCTGACCATTATTTGTAACACCATATTTTGCAAGAGTAGTTTTCAGTCTTTTCTGATTAATAGTTGCCTTTTTTTCAATTGTATACAAATTTTTACTCACTGACACTTTATCGGCAACACTTTTTGCAGCACATTTACACTTATTAGCACTGCCACAAAATCTATATCCTTCATTTATAGAGTTGAATTTTTTAACATTTCCAAGGTAGCATATATTATCAGTACCGTGTATTGCACTGTAAACTGTTTCAGAAAAATTACTAGAAATTATCTTTGTGTTTTCATTTACCCAATTTAATAATTCAAAGTCTTTTTTTATAATTTTAGAGAAATGCTTAGGTTTAGATGTAATTAATTCTAATATTCGTTGTTTCATTTTGACCTAAACACATTTGAACTACATTTAAT